AATAAGAGGAGATTTTCAATGGCAGAATCAGAAAAAATAACTGACGCTATCGTAGAAGCTTCAGCGAATCCAAACGCTGACGCTCCTAAAAAGAATGCTGTTGCAGCTGAACCTAGTCATCTTTCAAATGACGCTGAAGATTTAGGCGCACCTGTAGTTAAACCTACAGACAGTAATTCTGCTGACGGTACGAAGAAAGTTAAACAAGTTTCTGACACAGTATCTAAAAGTGCTCAAGTAAGTGGTGAACCATCACACTTGAAAGCTGGATATAGTGAAGAAACTGATTCTGAAGATGAGGTTGTTGAATCTAAAGAGAAAGATATCAAAAAAGATGTTGAAGAAGAAGAAGTAACAAAAGAAGGAATGAAGAAAAAATCTTTAAAAGCTTCTCATTGTGAAGAAACTGATTCATTAGACATCAAATCTGATATTGACGCTTTAGTAGGAGACGCTGACCTATCTGAAGAATTTAAAACAAAGGCTGCTACAATCTTTGAAGCTGCAATTACTTCTAAAGTAAAAGCAGAACAAGAGAGATTACAGTCTGAATATGATACTAAATTTGAAGAAGAAATCTCAAAATCTAAATCTGAACTAACTGAAAAGGTTGATTCATACTTGAACTATGTTGTTGAAGAATGGATGAAAGAAAATAAGTTAGCACTAGAAAGAGGAATCAAGGGCGAAATCGCTGAGGACTTCATCGGTGGACTCAAAAAATTATTTGAAGACCACTACATTGATGTGCCAGATGAGAAATATGATGTTCTTGAAGACCAAGCTAGTAAGATTGAAGAAATAGAGAAAAAACTTAACGAAGAAATAGAGAAAAATATTGAAATGAATAAAGTTAATGGTTCTTATAAAAGACAAGAAATCATTGATGAAAATTCTAAAGACTTAGCTGATACAGCTAAAGAAAAATTCGATAGTCTCGTAGAAGGCGTTGAGTATTCTTCTGAAGAAGATTTTGCAAAAAAAGTAGAAACCATTAAGGAATCTTACTTTGGGCAAAAAGCTGAGAAGTCTGCTGATTCAGTAGACATAGATGATGTTGCGGTGGGCGATGAAACTTCTAACGAAGATTTATCGAATGCTATGGCTGCATATACCAACGCAATTAGTAAAACAAAAGATATTAAAATATCTAAGTAACTAAACAAAGGAGAGAAGAAGATATGTACTTATCGGAAACTTATGAAAAGAAATGGCAGCCAGTCTTAGACCATCCGGAACTTCCTGAAGTAAAGGATAGTTATAAGCGTGCCGTAACTTCGGTCATCTTAGAGAACCAAGAAAGGGCTCTTAAAGAAGACCAAGCTTTCCTTGCTGAAACACCAACTAACCAAACTGGTTCTGGTGTTAATAATTGGGATCCTATCCTAATTTCTCTAGTAAGAAGAGCTATGCCAAATCTTATTGCTTATGATATCTGTGGCGTACAACCAATGACAGGTCCTACAGGACTTATCTTTGCTATGCGTTCTAGATATACTAACATGAGTGGCACAGAGGCTTTATTTGATGAAGCTGATACAGACTTTTCTGGTCGTAATGCGGCTGGTTCTGCTGTTGATGGTTTTTCAACTGCAGCTCATAGTGGGACAAACCCTGCATTGTTAAATGATTCACCTGCTGGTACACACACAACTGGTACTGCAATGTCTACAGCTGCGGCTGAAAGTCTAGGTGAAGATTCAGGTAATGCGTTTGCTGAAATGGCGTTCAGTATTGAGAAATCAACTGTAACTGCTAAATCAAGAGCGTTAAAAGCTGAATACACAATGGAACTTGCTCAAGACCTTAAAGCGATTCATGGACTTGACGCTGAAACAGAACTTGCTAATATCTTATCAAGTGAAATTTTAGCTGAGATTAACCGTGAAGTAGTTAGAACTATCTATGCTAACGCTGAGAAAGGTGCTTCTGCAAACACAGGTACAGTAAACACAACTACTGAAGGTATATTTGACCTAGATACTGATTCTAACGGCAGATGGTCTGTTGAAAGATTCAAAGGTCTTATGTTCCAAGTAGAAAGAGAAGCTAATGCTATTGCACAAAGAACTCGTAGAGGGAAAGGTAATATGATAATCTGTTCATCTGATGTTGCTTCGGCACTTCAAATGGCTGGTGTATTAGATTACGCTCCTGCGTTAAACAACAATCTAAATGTTGATGACACAGGTAACACTTTTGCTGGTGTTCTGAATGGTAAATATAAAGTTTATATTGACCCATATTCTGCAAATAACACTGCTAAACAATACTTTGTAGTAGGTTACAAAGGTTCTTCACCATATGATAGTGGAATGTTCTACTGTCCGTATGTACCATTACAAATGGTCCGTGCTGTTGGTCAAGACACTTTCCAACCAAAAATTGGGTTTAAAACCAGATATGGTTTACAAGCTAACCCATTTGCTGAAGCTGGTACAGGCGACGCTGCCGTTATTAACGGAAGTGGTTCTGCAAACAGTAACAGATACTACCGTAGAGTACAGGTTGCAAACTTAATGTAATCTTTACTTTCAATAGTAAACGAATTGGGGTAGAGAAGTCTACCCCTTTTCATTTTAGGGTCCTAAAACTTATATAAATAACTATATAATATATTAAATTATGGCATGTGAGTATGAGTGATATAAAACAACACGAAATCAACAAACAAGATGACTTGTTCATTAAGGGATATTATGCACCTGATGATGTTATAGACCCTGCTATTGCATGGGCTAATACTTTAGAATTGCGAGGTGGTGCTACCATGAACTCATATACTGGTGAAGTAGAAAATTGGAATGGTAAAACTCATGCTCATAAAGAATGTATTGAAAATGATATAACTTGGCCTACTTTAAATGTTCCAGAAATGAAGTATATGTTAGAATGGATTCAATTTGCATTAGACAATTATATGGATGCATATCCTATGATAAGAGAAAGTGGTGCATTTAAAATGGACCCTGGCTTTAATTATCAAGTATATCCAAAAGGTCATGCATATAATGGTTGGCATGCCGAAAGAGGTGGTATAGAGAGTACAAAAAGAATGTTAGTCTGGATGATGTATTTAAATGAATGTGAAGATGGTGGTGAGACTTCTTTCTTATATCAGAAGTATAAAATGAAACCTGAAAAAGGATTGTTATTATTTTGGCCTTCAGATTTTACACATACACATAGGGGAATGCCTAGTTATAAAACACAAAAAAAGATATTTACTGGTTGGTATTCTTATGTTAGTAAGGGAGGAAATCTAGCATGGGATTAGAATTTAAAAAATTACTAGAAGAATATACTTTACATATTAAAGAAAAAGATGTGTTAAATTTTTGGAAAATGCGAAGAAGATTTCCTCATGAGTTTCATACACAGTCACCTAGTGTAGAGGTTACAAACTCTTATGATGGTGAATCTCATCATAGGGGAATGTTTGATTCTGAAGGGTATTTAGAATATAATAAAATATTAAACTATTATGAAAAAGGTCACACAATAATAATGTCTAATGTTTTTGATTTAACTAAAGAATTGAGACTTTTAGAGAATAAAATATCAGATATTTTTGCATTTTATCCTGTATATGCTAATTTTTACCTTAGTAAAGATGATAGAGGTGGGTTTCAAAGTCATGACCATGTACTATTTGATGTATATGTAAAACAAATTTATGGTACTTCTCATTGGGTTTTAAATGAAACTGAAGATGTTATACTACCACCAGGAGATGTATTGTTTATATCTAAAGGAACTAAACATTATATAAAATCAACAGATGGTCCTAGACTATCATTATCAATTCGTATGAGATAAATGAGAGAATATTTTAAAGAATTGTTGGAAGAATATACTTTATACATTAAAGAAGAAGATATATTGAATTTTTGGAAAATAAGAAGAAGATTTCCACATGAATTTCATACACGAGGTCCTAGTATAGAAGTTATAAACTCATATGATGGTGAATCTCAACATAGAGGAATGTTTGATTCTGAAGGGTATTTGGAGTATTTTAAGATATTAGATTACTATGAAAAAGGTCATACAATTATCATGTCTAATGTTTTTGATTTAACTGAAGAATTAAGGCTGTTAGAAGGTGCAATATCAGATAGTTTTGCATTTTATCCTGTGTATGGTAATTTTTATGTGAGTAAAGAAGGTAAAGGTGGTTTTAAAAGTCATGACCACCAATATGATGTTTATGTAAAACAGATTTATGGTACCTCACATTGGGTTTTAAATGAAACTGAAGATGTTATATTGCCGCCTGGAGATGTATTATATATACCTAAAGGAACTAGACATTATGTAAAATCAACAGATGGTCCTAGACTATCACTAACAATTAATATGATATGATAATAGATAAAACAGTACATAAATGGTTACTTGATAACATGTATAATAAAAGTTATCTAGAAAGATATGGTCAATATCCTGTGGGTATTAGATTTCATTTAGGTATTATAGATAATCATGATGAAATGAAAATGGCACTAGAAAGTGATAATGAGTTTTATGTAGATGATGTTGTTGGTTGCAATTTACAGATTTCTACTGAAGAATTAAGAGAAGTATCAAAGGTTGGTGCATTTTGTTATGAAAATAACGAATCATTTGATATAGAAAACTGTACACCTGTTATAATGAAGACATTAAAAAATGACCATTGGGAATATTTAAGAACAGATACTTGGTGGGGTGAAAGAGGTCTTACAGTATTTGGTTATAAAAAACATACATATGTTCCTGAAAAAAATCATAGCAAGGTATTGTTTTGGAATTGGGTCTATCAAGAGTTTGTATTAACACATAGAGTAAAAACTACAAGACCTACATCTACAATAAATCAAGATGATGACATTCAAACAATTACTATTCCTCATGAGGGTTTAGACAGAGAAATACTAGTAGTTACTTCTACTAAAGATAAGTATAGAAATCATACAGAATCTTTAAAAAATGCTAAAATATTTGTTGAACCTGAGATAAATCTATTAAAGGTTCTTTATAAATAGTACTATGGCAATTACAATTACAGATAGAGCATTAGAAATATTTACTGATTACTACCAAGACCCTGTAAATAAGTATATTCGTTTATATTCAAGAAAATTGGTGTTTAATGATGGCGTTACAATACTTGGAACTGCTTCAACAGTAGTACCTATATTGGCTTTTGATATACTTGATGTAGGCAATAAACAAGCTGTTTACAATACAGAAGGCGATGATACTAGTGGTATTAAACATTACTTGGTTCTAAATAACGAAGGACAAAAAGAGTTTTTCTATTATTATGAAGAATCTGATACAAGAAAAGGAAGGTCAGTAAGTATGATAGGACAAACAAGTGAAGGTGATAATAAACAACAAATAGGTTCATTAGATTTACATCTTACATGGTCAGATGATGACAATTCTTTTATAGAAAATTCTACTATTAATTTTGATGAAAATATGGATAGACTTATAATAACTGATGTTACCCCATGACAGAAACAAATTCTTTAACAAGACAACCAACTAAGTTAGATTACGCAGCTGCTACACAGTTTAAGTTTAATATTACTAAACTGCCTAAAGTAGAATTTTTCTGTACATCTGTAAACATACCAGGAATACAATTA